ACATAGCGATTGTCGTCAAATTTACCAAGGAATACATCAGCGCCTATACCGAGGTGACTCAATGCCTTTGTCAGAGCGTCTGTCATCGCCTTCTTGGGCGCATCTTCATCGAGCTTGCCCTTGTTGTTAAGGATGAAGTCTAAGCCCCTTACAGGGCCGTAGGTGGTGCCATCGAACAGGGAGATGCTGACATCTGCAACTGCCATTAAACATCCCCCTGCCTCTAGCGTTGAGTGTTCCACCGTGTAAGCCCATCCCTTACCCACTGGCCCCAGTGCTGCTGTGGCCTTCATAATCTGGTACATCGGATCAATCGAGGTGAAACCCCGACCGAACGTAACTTTTTTGGTGTATTTGGGATCGGTTTTTTCTACCGAATTCCATAGTTCAAGGTTTTTATCTGTCATTTAAGTTTTCTCTTATTAGGATGTAACGAGCGTGACGACCGTTGTTGCTGTCGTTTGGCTCAAGTTTTGTTTGTATCTCCACACCTACTGCCCGCAGCTCTGCGATGCGTGACCGTAGTGCAAAGCCTGTAGCAAAATCCCAATGGGTAATGCCTTTGCCTTTAGCTTTACGTAGTGCTTTGATTACTTTCTCTCTTGATGTGTTCACATTGAACTCCTCTTGTTTATCAAGATTGCTTTGAGTATACTCCTATTCACAATAATGTCAATGGAGATTAATGATGGATGATAAGACTTACTCACCCGACGATTGGGTAGATACCCATGTTGCTGCCAAGATCACTGGCTTTACTTACGGCACCCTTAGAACGTGGCGCTCCTCAAAGAAGGGGCCAATGTATTCTAAGATTGGCTCAGCCATTAGGTACAAAGTGCGTGACTTGCAGAACTACATGGAAGATCACGTATGTTAGTGACCACTTACCAAGACCTTATCTTCTATCTCAGGATGAGAAGGATTAGTCTTGATATGTCACAACCTGTACTTGCTGATGCTGCTGATATATCTGTGTCATCACTCAAGAAATATGAGCAAGGTCAGCACTCAATTCACTTGCCTCGGTTGCTTCAATTGTGTGATGCGCTAGACTGTCAGTTAGCCATCGTCCCACTTGAGCAACAGACACCAGAATTTCTCAGTATGATTTCAAGCACTATCCAAGACGACATCGACTTCAATCTCATAATGAAGAACCGTCGTCAGAAAGGTGGAGCTAGAGATGGCAAGCTACTTCCTAAGTTATTCAAAGCTACTGGCATGGGCAGAGGCACTGCTCGACCTAAGAAAAAATCCTGATGGCTTGGGGTCGCAACAAGTTTCGCGCAAAGCGAACCGAAGTTGACGGCATTGTATTTGCCTCGAAGTCTGAGGCTAAACGATATGAACAGCTCAAAGAGTTAGTTGATGCCGGTGAAATCTGGGACTTGGAGTTACAACCTGTGTTCACATTTGAGATCAATGGCGAACTCCTTAGATACCCAAGCAAACGTGTGATCAAATACCTAGCTGACTTTAAATACCAGACTAAGGATGGTGAAGTCATCGAGGATGTCAAAGGTATGGACACACCAATGTCAAAACTCAAGCGCTCCTTAGTGGCGCACATCCATAAACAAGAGGTAATAATAATTAAATGAAACACAACTACCCTAACTGGTTAGACATGGAAGCATGGTCTGAATACAAACAACATCGTTGTGAAATCCGTAAACCCTTAACTCCCTTGGCTGAAAAGAAAGCCATTAATAAACTGGCTGAGATTGTCGATCAGTGTCAAGCTAGTCAACAACAAGTCATAGATCAAACCATCATGAATGGATGGGTTGGTCTATTCCCTGTAAGGAGCAACAACTATGGAACCAGTAACCAAGTACTTAGACCCGCGTTTAACTCAGCGCAATCAGCAATCCAAGAACTCCAGACCCTTGGATACAGAACTGGATTCGAAGAAGAAGCAGATAATCAATCATCTGTTTCTCAAAATGTCATCCATTTTCGGAACCAAGTGGGCGAGTAACTACCCATCTAAAGAGCTTGAACAACAGGCTAAGCGTGAGTGGTACGATGCTCTTGAATCTGTGCCACCTGATCGGATAAAGTTTGCCCTTGAACTAGCAAGGGATAGATCAGACTGGCCCCCTTCGATAGCACAATTCCTTAGCTACACTTTGGAAGCTGTGCCTAAGGCTTGCCATCAACCATTTCCTAAGGCTTTACCCAAGCCACCGCCCAACAAAGAGATAGCAAGCAAGGCTATGTCTGAGATCAGGGCAATGCTATCCCGAACCTGACCCTCATCAGGTACTTGCATAAGGGCTAGCCCACCTTAGGGATAAACGGGCTACTAACAAGCCCAAGCTTGCTCGCCTTCTTCATCTTCAACATACCCTACCCACCAGTTATCATGGTAGATCTGCCCATCGCCATCCATTTGAACAGCGATCTGGTTGATTGATTCAATATCAAACTCACCATCAAGTTCGATTTGCACTACCATTGGTTCAAACTCAATGGTCACTTCATACGTTGACATTATCTTGACTCCCATATCAGTTCATATATTTCATCGTAGTTTTCAGTAACGAGTTGATCCATTTGTTCTTCGGTCAAGTTTTCACCTGTGTCCTCGAACACCGCGTGATACACATACGCATCGCAGAAGTCAGGCGCATCGTTAAAGTCAATGCCATCGATCTCGATCTCAATCACCTTTCGGTTGTTCAGTGTTGCCATCTTCATCCCCCTTTGGTTTGAATCGTTCCATTAACGTAGCTAAATCACGTAAGGTTTCTTCAGCTTTGCTGATGTCCTCACGCACCCATCGCATTAATAACTGGTACATTGACCATTCATTCTTGTTCATACTTTTGTTTCCTTTCTTCATAGTCACACGCTGCTGCAACTAATGATTTAAAGTAATGACCGTAAGATGTCGTACTAAAATCTTTACGATAAAACTCCCACGTTACATACGGTTGCACACCTTTTTGTTCAGCAAGCACTACCCCTGTTCTTACATGACCACCCATGTAAGTAAAGTCAATCAGTCTTGCTCCATTAGGTAAGCAACAATTTAGCATTGCATCTGCTGCATCTTTAGGCGACTTGATAGTCATGTTGTACCTCACTGTTAATAACATCATCGAGAATATAATTTGCTGCTTGCTCAGCTAATTTAGATGCTACAAAAATAGCTCGCTTGTCATCCTTGAGTACCTGTATCCATGAGTTAATGTAGCTCTCGTGCTGTAGCTGACCTACAATACCCATCCTTGAGCACATAAACGCTGCACCTAGCTCGGCAACTAATTCTTCTTTGGCGTAATCTGGCCCACCAAATGTGCCACGCTGCTTGCGATTTAGTCTGTCTTTGTGACCAGTCCAGTGCGTCATCTCATGAAACAGGGTTGCGCAATAGTTCTCTGCGTCAGGGAATTGGGTGCGCTTTGGCATCCGTATATAGTCTTGACTTGGTGAGAAGTATGCTTGATCACCACCATGACGCAGGTCAATTTTGTGATGCGCAACTAGATCATCGACTCCACTGTCCATATCCCAATCAAACTCAACATCAACAGGCTGAACAATATCAATGCCTTCGCATTGCGCCACGTTAAATACTGTGTAGCTGCGCGCAACAAAAGTCTTTTCAAGTTTGCCATCTTTTTCTTTTTCTCCGATCTTCCAGAACAATACTTTAGTTCCTTTAGACCCCTTGATGATATTGCCACCACGCTCTTTGGCTTGCTTGAATGTGAGCCACTGCTGAATAGGGAAATCATGCTGCATTGCTGACAACCAGAGCTGTAGGATATTAACACCGCTGTATGGTCTGCCAGTGTGAGCATTTTTGGGTACGTCACTGCCGTTAGTAGCCCATGGTTTAACCCATGGCACTACGCCGTTTTCCAATGACTCAATAATGCCATTGGTGATTTCTTCATAGATGCTTGCAGACATCTTGATCTCCTTAGAGCCGCTGCTCTAGTGTGTTAATCATCTCGTTTATACGCCAGATAAGTTTTTTATCAGCATCCACATCACATGATAAGTGAGTGGACACTATCGCTTTGAGGCTAGTAATTGCCTCATAATAATCACGAGCAGGATCATGATCGTTGGTCATTTCATCCCACACCTGATCAAAATCTTTGGGTTCCCATAACAAGTCTTTTACTTTGCCCATTAGATGTACTCCATTAATACAACAAAAGCTGCGCCTATTGAAAAGCTGATCACCATAGACCAGATCAATTGCGCTTCACTAAAGCCGTTCTTTACTGGCATCCTTGGTGTGTATTCTTCTTCGATTACAGCAAGAGGCTTATTAAACTTACGATGATAGGCATACACTGTTGAGTAAGGAATGCCATGATCCTTACTAATTTGTGCCGGTGATTTGTTTGGATACTTAATAAAGATTTTATCCAGTTGTTCTTTTCTAGATTGTCCCATTGGCTTTCTCCATTGCGGTTACGATATGTTGTATCTGACTGTCAACCTCTTGGTATTCATTGACCAAAGGAAACAGTTGATACTTGATTACCTCATCATCGAGGCGAAATGAGATAGCTTCGAGCTTATCTCGGATAGTGATCTTGCGATCAATCAGTGCGTCCATCCGCACCATTAAGTCATCGGTATACATTACAGTTGATCTCCTTCGAGTAAACGATATGCCTCGCCAATCAGCTTGGTTGCTTGGTCAAGGCGTTGTTGAATGGCCTCACGATCTATGTCCTTAGCTTCTTGGATTGACTTCAGCTCATCGATCACCTCGATGTAGTCATCATCTTCAATGTATTTCCAGTGACGGGTAGGTAGGTTGTCACAATCAGTCACAACTACTGCGTCATCGAGATCGAGATCAACGTGACCGCTGTCATCCCAACTAAAGCTAGTGACTGTTACTGAGCCGACATCGATTGTCATGTCAGCATCTTCCAAGCTACGAGTACGACGCTCTAGCTTGTCTACTATTTCCTCTACTTTCATTACAGTTCTCCTGTTTTAATAAACTTGGTGACATCTTCCCGTGTCATATTTTCTTCTATCCATCTCCACCAAAAATCGTACAGCTCCAAGAATTTAGTTTCTTCATCAAGCCCCTTGATATAATCACCAAGGGCATCGATGAAGTCATCGTCGTACATCATCTGTCTTTTAACCTGATCTATTTCAGCCATTGCTTGCCCCTTAGTTTTCGCTGTGATCGAGTTGGCTTGGTGATTCACCGCCAACCCTCGTTATGACAATATCGTATAATAGATACATCACTGTATCTAATTGTTAATCACTATCAAGATAGAGCAGTTTATAGTCTTGCTCAGGACTGGTTGATTAGCTGTACTTAGCTAGTAACTCTGCTGCTGCTTGCTTTGCAGCAGTTTGAGTTTTGTCTGGTGAGTTTGGATTGCTTGGTTGAATCCAACGCTTGTCAAATTCAGCTACCATGACTTCTTGAGCTGTTTCATGTAGGCGATACATCTCGTCGTACTGATCTTCGAGTGACTGGATGTACTCTGTCTTGCTTTCCATCAAAGTAGTTTGAACTTCTGAACCAGTGTAATGTTCGTTTAGATCACGAAGCTCAGATACAACTTCGTTGATCTTTTCACGCTTGTACTTCATTTGATTGAATGAGGTGTAGCAAAGACTGCCAACAATGCGTTCTTTGTTGAAGTCGGTGAAGTCAGCAGCTAGTGCTGAGATTAGATCGTAAGTATTCATAACGTCTTTCCTTTGTTTTTACTAAAAATAGTTTGTCTTAACGGCGCTTGTCCGTTGCGCGGCTAATAGTCGCTAGTATCAGGGCGGGTCAATAGGCCACACGGTTGCGCGGGCAGACTGTTGACGCGACATGATCAGCGACTATAGTCCGCAACATCAGGGACAACGCCGTAAGACGGGCTATGCCTCTTTCTTTTTATTCATTGCTTGCAGTGGCAGCGGTAAACCCCGCTGACAAGCCATGGATGGCGGCTGCAAGCTAATCTAAGTGGCGTAACAACGTCTAGCCACACTGACCGAGAGGGGCAGTTCAATCTGCCATGAATCGGTCAGTTCAGTCTGGTCAGGATGACCAAGCAAAAATAAATCATAATGCTTATCAACACCTTACGACTGTCTATCTCCACAAGGATATTGACAGAGTTTTTTACTGGTGTTATCTATATAACTAATCCATAACCATTCCCGATATAGCAAGACAGTCTTGCAAGGTGTTGATATGTCTAGTGAGTTGATTAAATCTGAGTCTGGTAAACAGTTGCAAGTAACCGAGCAACAGGCAGAATTAATTGACCTTGTGTTGTCAACCTCGTGGACGCAAGCGCGTATCGCCGAGCATTTGAATACCGATCCTGCTTGGGTAAACAAAACCCTGAAAAAACAACACGTTCGGGAAGCAATGAATACGGCGATACAGGAAGGCATGACATTGGGGGCGGCTAGAGCGTTCTCAAAGATCAATCAGCTTATCGATCACAAGAGTGGGTATGTAGCGCTTGAGGCCAGTAAGGATATGCTTGATCGGGCAGGATTTAAGCCTGTTGATCGTTCTCAGGTAGCGGTTGGTGGTGACATATCCATCAACATTGACTTGGGGGGTTAAAAATTGGCGTTGGTGATCACGTGATTCACCCCTACAAACACAGTTCTTTCAAAAGCTCATTGACAACCACACACACAGGGGTTTAGCCTGTCGCCTGAATATATTTTTTTTGTTCCTAAAGGCGAGATATGGACTATTCAGAGATTAAGAAAAAGATGCGTGGATTAACTGAGCGCATCATTGCTGACTTTAATGAGTACAATCATTTGACTCAGGTTGATCGCAAGTTAGACGAGTTAGATAAAATTGTTCAGTATATGGAAGATAAACATATCCTGAAGTTGCAGAAGGCTAAGTTAGCCCCTGCTGAATTTGAAGCTCCGGTTAAGAAGAAAGTCAGTAAAAAGAAGGCAACCAAAAAGGTAGAGCAAGATGTCGAAGTGGCGCAATCCGAAGTACCTGACGGAGATTGATAACGTAGCTCGTTATGTCGAGTTCGTTGAGAGTTCTGGTAAGCCTAATAGTGTTAGCTATTCTGGTGCTGTAGGGCTAATGGGTATTAAGCCGTCTACTGCCATGGGTGCAGGATATGATGTTTCACCCTTACGTCCTGCTGAATTATATGATCCTGTTAAGAACCATAATTTTGGTAGAGAGTACTTATCTGGGTTGCTGACTAAGTACAAAGGTAATGTGCCTGATGCTTTGCTTGCCTATTCTTGGGGCGGTACCAATGTGGATAAGTGGATAGCCGGTGGTCGCACTGGGTCGATACCTGCGGACAAGCAAGCCTACATTGACGGTTGGGCGGGAAAAGGTAGTCACGCTAAGGAGTACAAGAAAGCAAATGCCGAAGGATGGAAGCCGTATCTGGAAAGGAGCCGCACACCTGCTAAACCTGACCCCGAAGCAGCAGCGACTCTTGAGAGTTTGTACTCGGTTGGCCCGTCTGGTCAGACAAAGGGTGCAAAAGAAGCCGTAATGCGTGAACAAAACTGGCAGAAAGCAAATGAGTTTTTTGACAAGCCTTAGCCCTGATGAATTGCGCGCCCTGCGCGAAGTAGCTAAACGAGTCTTTATTCAGTACAACCCGCCTGAGTTTTATAACGACAGGGAAGCGGACAAGATCATTGAGGCCATGGGGCCTGAGGTAATGGAAAAGCGTCTGCGTCACCTGATTGACACCAAGGTCATGAAAGGCAAGACGGTTGTTCAAGTTTGATTACAAGCCTAGCGGGGAGACCGTTAGGCAGTTCATGATCGATGATCACTTCTTTCGTGGCTTACGTGGGCCGGTAGGTTCGGGTAAGTCGGTAGCCTGTTGTGTTGAAATCTTCCGTAGGGCTGCGGCGCAAAAGAAAGGCAAGGATGGTAAGCGCAAGTCGCGTTGGGCGGTTGTGCGGAATACCAATCCTCAGTTGAAAACCACTACAATCAAGACTTGGATTGACTGGTTTCCCGAAGATGTCTTTGGGAGATTCGGGTGGTCTGTTCCCTACAATCACAATATTTCTGTTGGAGATATTGAGCTTGAAGTCTTGTTTCTTGCCCTCGACCGAGAGGAAGATGTCCGGAAATTGCTATCACTTGACCTGACTGGTGTCTGGGTTAATGAGGCGCGGGAAGTCAGTAAATCCATCATCGATGCTTGCACCATGCGTGTTGGGCGCTTTCCCTCGATTAAGGATGGCGGGCCGACTTGGTATGGCGTGATCTGTGATACTAACGCGCCGGACGATGATCATTGGTGGCCTATCATGGCGGGCGAAGCACCAATGCCAGATAATGTGCCGCGTGAAGAAGCCCTGATGTTGGTTAAGCCTGATGACTGGGTTTTCTATAATCAACCGGCGGGCATGACGGAAATTAAGGATGGTGACGGAAATGTGACCAAGTACATTAACAACCGTCTGGCTGAAAACTATACAAATCTCCCTGCTGATTACTATAAAAAGATCATCACAGGTAAAACGAAAAGTTGGATTGATGTCTACGTTCTGAATAAACTAGGCACAATCGAATCAGGTAAGCCGATATATCCAATGTTTTCCGAGCAAGTACACATCGCCAAAGAGAAGATCGAGCCGCGAACTGACTTGCCGGTGTATATTGGTATCGACTTTGGCTTAACTCCGGCGGCTGCTTTTGGTCAGCGGATGCCAAATGGAACGTGGGTAATTTTCCATGAGGTCGTCACACGTGACATGGGCGCTGTTAGATTCTCTGAATTGCTTAGACATGAAATCCAAACCTTCTGCCCGTCTCAAGAGCTGCACATCTACGGCGACCCCGCCGGTGACTTTAGAGCGCAGACCGATGAAATTACGCCGTTTCAAATCCTACGAGCCAATGGAATTAAGGCGTATCCCGCGCCAAGTAACGATCCAGTTCTGCGAATTGAGGCAGTTCAAGCACCATTGGGACGTATGGTTGACGGTCGAGCCGGATTTGTAATTGATTCTGAGTGCAAAACCTTGATCAAAGGTTTTCGTGGTGGCTATAACTATCGCCGTGTCGCCGTAGGCGGCGAAGTGCGGTACGAAGAAAAGCCGACAAAAAACAAATATTCACACGTTCATGATGCGTTGCAGTACCTATTTATTGGTGCGGGCGAGGGACGCGCATTGACAACGAACGCCAACAAGCCGTCGCAAGCGGCTAATGGGAGAAAAGGATGGAACGTCTGGGATCAGAGGGCGGGATTCGGGAAACAGAATCAGGGGTGGAACTCGGTTCGCCGCCGGAATTCGACTGGCTTGTAATTTTTCGGGATGTTGATAATGGAAAGCGTTGGTGGGATTACTTTTTCCATACTCGAAAAGGTTTTCATCATGTTTGCGCTATCGCTTATCAGCCTCAGTCTTATCATTGGATTTATTTTGATTGGACTTCAAAATGGACTCAAACGTGGATATACCATCCTCAAAGGGCTAAAGATGTGATCGAGTGGGCAAAAAAAGATTACAACGCGACAATCGTGAGCTATCGCCCGCGTAAGGACAAGAATTCCGTTTTTAATGTTCCCGTACTATACTGCACCGAAGTTATCAAGCACTTACTAGGCATTGATAAATTTTTTATCTGGACACCGTGGCAGTTGTATAAGTACCTTATGCGTACTGGCGGCACTGAAATACATCGAGGAGATTGGTAATGGGCAGCAAACCAAAAGCACCCGCACCCGAGCCTAAAAAAGTTGATCGAGCTGAAGTTGCAGAAGCGCGAAAGCGAGCAACAAAAAGACCAAGAAGTCTGGTTGGTGGTTCGCAAAGTTTATTAACTGGTGGTTTTACTGGTTACGGACAAAAAGACACACTGGGGTAAGTTATGGATTTATTACTACTTTCTACTGTTGCATTTAGCACACCTAAAGCACCTGCGCCTGATCCAGAATTACAAGCTCAGACTAAACGCCGCGAAGAAGAAGCTAGACAAGATCGCATTAATATTGCTAAATCAAAAGCACGATCTGCAACTTACAGCTTACAGCGTTCCGGCAGCACCATGCTTTCAGGGTATGGTGGTTATGACGATAAAAAAAGCACATTAGGCTAAGACTATGGCATCTCCTGAGTACATAATTAAACGCTATAACAAAGCAAAAGCGGCACGTAATAACTGGCTAGATGTATGGCAGGAGTGTTATGACTATAGCTTGCCATTGCGTGAAGGTTTCTTTCAAGAAGCCGCAGGTCAATCGCGCATGGATAAGATATTTGACGAAACAGCAGTAGTTGGAGTGCAAGAATTTGCCTCTCGATTGCAAGCAGGTATCGTCCCAAACTACTCAAACTGGTTTCGATTAGAAGCGGGCAGCGATGTTCCACGTGAAACTCGCTCGCAAATTCAAGGTGAGCTAGATGAGATAACCGAATACGTTGCCGAGATCATTCAGCACTCTAACTTTTCCCAAGAAGTGCATGAATGTTTCTTAGACCTAGCAGTTGGTACTGCCAATATGCTGATCGAAGAAGGTGACGAAGTTAATCCGGTTAAATTTTTATCGGTTCCACAGACTCAAGTTATATTAGATAGTGGCCCATTTGATCAGATCGATGGTGTTTACCGTGAGCGTGTAGTTAAAGCAAAAGACCTTAAGGTTGTATGGCCTAAAGCCAAGCTTGGTTCACAGCTTACTAATAAAATCAGTCAAAAACCTGATAGTAACTGCTCACTTATTGATGCGGTTTACCGTGATTGGTCAGATAAAACCAAAGAAATTTATAAGTATTGCGTCATTGATTTGGAATCACAGACCGAAATTGTGTCTGGTCAGTTTAAAGGTGAAGGCTCTCGCCCATGGGTTAACTTCCGTTGGTCAAAAGCGGCGGGTGAAACCTATGGTCGTGGCCCATTAATGAATGCGCTACCGGCAATCAAGGTCTGTAATCTAACAATGCAGCTTGTGCTAGAGAATGCACAGATGGCTATTGGTGGTATCTGGCAAGCTGAAGATGATGGCGTAATTAATGTTGATACAATTGAGCTAATTCCCGGAACCATTGTCCCAAGAAGCCCGAATTCACGGGGCTTGGAAGCTATTACCTCTCCTGCAAAGTTCGATGTATCTCAGTTAATCATTCAGAATATGCAGGAAAATATTAAGCGAGCGTTGTACAACGTGGACTTAGGTAGGACAGATACTACACCGATGTCAGCAACAGAAGTCGCTGCACGTCAGGGAAATCTTGCGGAAATTATTGGATCGGCTTACGGCAGACTCCAAGCTGAGTTCGTCAATCCAGTAATTCGCCGCGTCATATCTATCTTGAAGAAGCAGGGCAAAATTGAAATACCTAAGATTGATGGACGCGAAGTTAAGATTGTTGCAAAGTCGCCGCTTGCTCGTGCGCAGCGCAATCAAGACATCATGCAGCTTACCAACTTTATTGGCCTTGTTACTCAGACTATGGGGCCTGAGGCTGCATCTCAATTTGTTGACGCAGGTGAAGCGGTTAAGCAATTGGCGCAATGGTATGAAGTGCCAAACAAAATCTTAATAGATGAAACTGCACGTCAACTTGCAGCTAAACAAGCGCAAGCTCAGCAAATGCAGCAAATGATGATGCAACAGCAGGGTCAACCGGCACAACCACTACCTGAAGGAATGTTACCTTGAAAAACATCGATGGCATTGCAAGGTCAGAAGATGCAGAAAAACAGATTAATGAGGCAATTGCCCTAGCTTTTAAAGGAAAGTCGGGAGAGTTTGCCTTAAAGTATCTGCGTTCAATTAGTATTGAGCGTGTTATGGGGCCAAGTTTTGACCCTAATTCTTTAGCTCATATTGAAGGTCAACGATATATTGTGGGCATTATTGAGCAACGTATTAAGCAAGCACAAAAAGGAGATCAGCCATGACTGAAATGACAACTGAATCTGCTCCAACTGAGGGACAGGTCACTGAAGAAGCTGCGGTAGAGGTAGCATCTCGCCCTGATTATTTGCCTGAAAAGTTTTGGAATGCCGAAGAAGGCGCACCAAACATTGAGGGCATGGCAAAGTCGTACAGCGAGCTAGAAAAAAAATTTAGCCAACGTGCGTCTAGCTTGAAAGAAGAATTGCAAGCCGAATTAATGTCTGAGCGCAAAGAAGGCGTACCAGAATCAGCCGAAGGCTATGAATTTACTGCACCTGAGATTCCCAATATGCCCGAGGGTTGGGATGTTCAGATGCAATCAGATGACCCAATGCTAAATTGGTGGCGTGAAACCGCACACCAACAAGGTATGAGCCAAGAGCAGTTCCAAGATGGTATTAACAAGTACTTTGATCTGCATTTTGGCAGCTTGCCTGACCGAGAAGGAGAGCTAAAAGCACTGGGCGACAACGCTCAAGACCGCATTGATCGTGTGGATATGTGGCTAAATAAGAATCTTGATGAGAATGAATACAACGCAATTGCAGATTTTGCTGTAACCGCTGACGCAATACAGGTTTTGGAAAAAATTATTGGCATTGAGCAGTCTGAGCCTAGCCTATCAAGCTTTGAAGGCGAGCCGATGACTGGCAATGTGAATGAGGACAAGCTCCGTCAGATGATGGATGACCCTCGCTACTGGAAGCAGGGCGAGATCGATGATGCTTACCGCGCCGAGGTAACAAAAGCGTGGCAAAAGCATTATGGGTAAGTGAGTACTTGCTAACTTAGCAACCCTTGTATATGCTTCCCATAGCCCCGATGCGCTGATGCCTAGCCCCATGGGTAACTAGGCTGACTCGACAAAGGACAAGCTGATATTTAATTAAACTCTATTGGAGAACTGTTATGGCTAACACAATCGATACAGCCTTTGTTAAACAGTTTGAGAGCGAAGTACATCTAGCTTATCAGCGTAACGGTGCAAAGCTTCTCAACACTGTTCGTCGCAAGACAAACATTACAGGTGAATCTACCACCTTCCAAAAAATTGGTACTGGCACTGCAGGTACTAAGTCACGTAATGCACAAGTTCCATTGGCGAATCTTGAGCACACCAAAGTAGAGTGTTCACTCACTGATTACTACTTAGGTGAGTACATCGACAAGCTTGACGAGTTGAAGATTCAGCACGACGAGCGTGGCGCTGTATCTACTTCTTTGTCTAACGCATTGGGTCGTCAGTCTGATCAGCTCATCATTGATGCAGTTGACGGTTCTGGTAACGCAACCACTGGTACTGGCGCTCTTACTCAAGCTAAACTTGAAGAAATCTACGAAGCGTTTGGTAACAATGACGTTGCTGATGACGGTCAGCGTTACTTGTTGGTTTCACCTCAGGGTTGGACTGACTTGATGGGTATTACTGAGTTCTCAAGCCGTGACTACGTGCCTGAAGCTGAGTTGCCTTGGAAAGGCGCGGGCTTCTCTGCTAAGCGTTTCATGTCGTTCTTCGTCATGACTCACTCTGGCTTGTCTGCTACTGGTGCTGTTCGTAACTCTTTGGCTTATCACCGTTCAGCAGTAGGTGCTGCGTCTGGTGCTGAAGTATCTATGGACGTTACTTGGCAGGGTAAAGAGCAAGCTCACTTGATGGTAGCTTCTATGTCGCAAGGCGCAGTCTTGATTGACGACAATGGTTGTTACATCCTCAAGCACACTGAATCTTAAGGGGGTAACTCATGGCATATTCAGCTGACAACATGAAGCGTATGAACGTAGGCGACGAGTCTATGTACATCTACAAGTCATCCGATGCAATTGCTACTGTAGCTGCATCTGGTTACTTCAACAGCGCATACGCTGAATTAAAGAAAGGTGATGCGATCATTGTGATCGACTCATCAACTCCTACCATCGACATCTGTGTAGTGTCTAGCACCACTGGTGCTACCACTGTTACAGTAGTTAACGGTAGCTAATAGTCTGGGGGCTTCGGCCCCCATTCTTTAGGAATTATTATGGGCGCGACAACAAAGATAGCCGTTGCACAAAAAGCTTGTGCATTAATCGGTATGCAGCCAATTACTGCTTTTACTGACGATAGCTCAGAAGCTATTGTTCTTAATGCTATCTATGATGAAATTGTTGAGTCTGAATTAGCGGGTTATCCGTGGCGTTTTGCGATGGCACAACGCACGTTAAACCGTTTAGTAAGCGAACCTGCTTCACGTTGGGACGCTGCTTATCAAATACCATCTGATATTTTGATGGTAAGGGCTGTGACTGTAAGTGATAGTCCAATTCAATTTGACCGATATGATGACAACATTTACTGCGATGCAGGGGTAAATGAGACTGTTGTTTTAGATGGAACATATCGAGTTCTTGAAACTGATTGGCCTGCATTTTTCCGGCTTGGGATTGAGTATCGATTAGCTGCTGCATTAGCTAGCGGCGTATCTATGCAAGCGGATATGGCACAGCTTTTTGATGAAAAGGCTGAGTTACAAATTCGTAAAGCAAAACAGATTGATGCATCATCTCAAACAACCAGAAAGGTAAACCTAAATCGTTTAGTTAACGCGAGAATGTAAGCCATGAGAAAGGTCAGAACGCTCCAGACTAACTTTGCGTCTGGTCAACTAGACCCATTAATGGCGGCACGTAGCGATACAAAGTCCTACGTTAATGGCGCGGAAACTCTCACCAATGTAATGAATCTTGTTCAAGGTGGCGTTAAGCGTCGCATGGGCATGAAAAATTTAGGTTTGGCTTATGATCACAAAGCTGCATCTAGGTTAATTCCTTTTGTTTTTAATGATGAACAGCAATATCTAATATCTACTCGATACGACAACAATAGCTCATCTGGTGCAGTAATAATTCAAGACCCAGATACAGGAAATATAGTAGATACAATACTTGGTTTCCCATGGACTGCAGACTCACACGAGTTTTTAACGTATACCCAACGTAACGATGTATTAATTTTGGCGCATGAAGATATGCCGCCACAAGTTATCACTCGTACTGGCGCTTCATCATTTACTCGTTCTGATTTTG